AGCATATGTTTACATTCATGTATTTGAAGCGATTTGCTAAGTTCAAGGGTGAGTAAGTGTTTGGTATATTTATAGACATAGTTAAGGCTATGACTGTGGATGCTTGGGAAGGTCTAAAATATAGACGCTACTTGCGGAAGTCAATCCGACAAGCAAATAGAATTATAGATGAGCATGGTCTTATCGGTGGGTTTCTTAGACAATTTGAAAGTGTAATAGCCAGTGGGCTAACCGATGATGACGCTCAATACTTATTAGATGATTTTGTCAATGTTGTAATGCCAGCACTGACTGAAGATAATAGAATAGAAATGGACGAGGACTGGGAAACCCTACGTTTGTATTGTAAGCAATACAATGTAGAATGGGGAACTTTGTGGTCTAGTGACTCCGAAGTGAAAGTTTAAACATGAGTTTAATATTGAATGGTGTATGCCCTACATTGAAGTTTGTACTAATATAGTAGGGTTAGAATCTTGCGTGGCTGATGAAGCATTTATTGTTGCACTGCTTATAGAGTTGGCGTTATATTTTATGGTGTTCGTGACAGGGCATAGAATTGTTTTGTGGGTAAAGAAACAGTTACGCAAGTAAGGTTATTTGGTTCCTTGTAAAAACCATATTAACGCTGGAATACCCGAGTGGCCAAAGGGGGTGGGCTTAAGTTCCACTGCAAAATGCTTCGTAGGTTCGAATCCTACTTCCAGCACTTAATATTCAAAACGCTGAATTGGTGTAGTTAGGTCCATCATCGCGGGTTTTCATTCCGTGGACCCGGGTTCAAATCCCGGATTCAGCATCTTTTGGGTCTATGGCGCAGTAAGGTAGCGCGACGGGCTTTTAACCCGTTGGTCGTGGGTTCAAATCCCACTAGACCCACCTAATACTTAGAGTTGGTATCTCTGTAAACTACCAAAACAAGAGGAATAAATATGAATGAGAAAGAAATTGTAAAATTTAGAATAACTAGTGTTGCAGAGCCGACACAGATTGAAGGACGACTAAGTAATGGTAACGACTTTTATATTCGTTACCGTAGTGGTAACTATTACTTTGAGGAATACGATAAGTGTATGCAGACAGGAAATGAAACTGTTGGTGAAAAGATGAGTAAATCAATTTATCATCTAAAGGATGACAGTTTTATGACTGTTTATCAAGCATTTGACGTAGCAAATCTGAAATTAACTGATAAAACGGTAATGGAAATTGCCCGAAAGGTAAAACCGTTAGGTCTCACATGGGTAAAAGTACCTTTTATGAAGTCACCATACGTAATGGAGGAAGAATGATGCATAAACACATAAGTAATACAGAATACTTGCAAAGTTTGCCTAAACACCATACTTTGAGAGATTATGCGAATAATAATGACCTCAGAATGTATAAAAAAGAATATCTTGACAGAATTATCAGTAAAGAACTCCGTAGGCGAGAACTTTACCGACTTTTTCGATTTGAAAAGAAATATTCTGACGAAAAGTCACATAAATTGAGCAGGAGTGTTTTATAATGGCAGGAAAAAAGACAAATAGAGAATTAATGAGAAAGGCTGTATTAACAGTTGCTGAAGACAGGGAAGAAATGCTGTCTTCTGATGAAATAATGAAAGAAGTGTGCGATACATATGAGAAATTGTATGCTAAACACTGTGGAAATGCAGGTAGTGCTAAAGTTCACACTTTGAAGTTGAGAACTAACAAGGTGCGATTTGGTCAATTCCTAAGAATGTATCTTAAAGGTTGGAAGACAGACGTGGATAACGTAGCAAGATTAACAGTATGGAGGCGAAATTATGAATAAATGTCCTAGATGTGCATGGGAAACTAAAAGAGATGAAGATGGAGATGGTATTTGTACTAATACTTCTTGCACTTGGCCTTACCCGGCTAGTGTTATTACTGATGGAATGGTTATCCTTGAGTATATTGAATGGTTAGAACGTCAATTTGGTGCTATGCAAAGAGCACACAATTTTAGATGGTCGCCTAGAATGTATTTCGAGAATATTGACCTACTTAATGCAAGTATAGTATACGACGACGGACAATGGGAGATTACAGAATGAAACTGTGCAAGAATAAAAATTGCATGAATCCAGTATTCTCATACTCTGAGAAGTTCTGTATGCCGTGTTCTAGGAGGATGGGATAATGTGTGGAGCAATACCCAGTCAATGTGATAAGTGCGGTAATTGGTATCGTATCGGTTCCTGTAGGAAGTGTAACAATGGATTATGAATATATAGTAATTAATCTTGTGGTTTTATTTGCTTTCTTTATTGGTCATACTAAATGGATTATGGATGTTATCAATAGTCAGGCCGACCTCGTAGACCAAATTATATCACACTTAAACATAAAAGAGGAGGATGAAGAAGAATGAATGAAGAAGAATATGAAATGTATGATAGACAATTACGTCGAGAACAAATGAGTCACAAATATGCTAAAACGGGTGGTGAGGAAGAATGAATATATTCTTTTTACATGAAGACCCAATGCAAGCGGCTAGTTTATGTTGTGATAAACACGTAGTCAAGATGCCAACAGAGGGATTTCAAATGATTTCACATAATTTACATGAGTTAGGATTTCCTGCGGACAAAATTGTTTGGAAGAAACTTTCACGCGGTATGGCTATTCACCCATCTACAGTATGGGGTAGACAATCAAGAGAAAACTTTCAATGGTTGTGGGATAATACTTGGGCATTATGCGACGAATATACAGGTCGTTATAAGAAACAACACAAAGTAGAACGTCTTATGCGAGAGATTGATAAAGATGTATCAAAATGGCTGCAAAATGCTGAGTTTGATAACGAAGGTCTTACTCCTTTCGCTAGAGCAATTAAAAAAGACATTTATCCACATTTGTTGGATGAAGAATTATTCCCATGTACTATAGAAGCATATAAGGAATATTACAGAATAGATAAGTGGCGATTTGCTACTTGGCGTAATGGGCGACCTGAATGGTTTCCAACGCCCGACCAATTATTTAGGGAGAAAATATATGGAAAATGAAGATTTAGAAGAACTAGGGTTAGGACACCTATCCGACGATATTACATATGACTATATCTTGGATAGAATACTACAGATTATGAAGTTAAAACCTTTGGGCGGTAGAAACCTTTATGAGTTTCATCCCCGTTTCAATGATAGCGACTTAGTGCTATTAAATCCCAACTTTTACGACGAGGGAATAGTGCTAGGAAGAGGTATACGGAACAAAGAATTAATTAGTTGTGGAGACCTCAAAGTTGCCTATAAGAAACAAGAATACAATAGTATGTGGAACCTCATAAATTCATATGGGTGGGAAGCACTAAAGGACTGGAATGAATTTGAATGGATTGAAGTCCGGTCTTGGGTTCTTGTACAAAACGGAGATTATCTTCGTGAGATAGACAATTTAATGAAGGTGTGTTGATGGATATAAGTCAAGAAATATTAAGTGATATAATAGTGCATATGAAATATGCAAAGTTTGAGCCAACGGAATTTAGGAGAGAAACATGGTCAGAGATATGTGACCGTAATATGCAGATGCATATTAAAAAGTACCCGCATTTAAAGGAGGAGATACAGCACTGCTACAATGATTATGTAGTAACAAAAAAGATATTGCCCTCAATGCGAAGTATGCAATTTGCCGGTAAGCCAATTGAGGTGAGTCCGAACAGAGTTTACAACTGCGCCTACCTACCAATTGATTCTATTGATTCCTTTTGGGAGGCAATGTTCTTATTACTTGGTGGAACAGGTGTAGGATATTCCGTGCAGAAGCACCATATCGAACAACTACCTGAGATAGTTAAACCTAATAATAAGAGAACCCGGAGGTATCTCATTGGTGACTCAATTGAAGGGTGGGCCGATGCAGTAAAAGTATTAATGAAGTCATATTTTGGCAACTACAAAACAACCCCCGTATTTGATTACTCAGATATTCGGGCAAAGGGAACTCTACTTAAAACATCAGGAGGTCGCGCACCGGGACCAACACCACTTAGAGAATGCTTGGTGAAGATTGAAAATATTTTAACTGAGAAAGAGCACGGTTCAAAACTTACTACTCTAGAAGCACATGATATTATGTGTTATATTGCTGATTCAGTATTAGCAGGTGGTATTCGTAGGGCAGCATTGATTAGTTTATTCAGTGCTGATGATGATGATATGATTTCCTGTAAATCAGGAGCATGGTGGGAACAAAACCCACAACGCGGTAGGGCTAATAACTCTGCTGTATTAATTCGTAGTAGATTACGAAAGGCTATGTTTATGGGTCTTTGGCAACGCATTAAAGATTCAGGTTCAGGAGAACCGGGAATCTATTTATCTCATGATAAGGATTGGGGAACTAACCCATGTTGTGAGATTGCATTAAGACCTTATCAGTTCTGTAACCTTACAGAAGTGAATGTTTCTGATGTAAAGGACCAAACTGACCTAAATTCAAGAGTAGCCAATGCCGCGTTCTTAGGAACTTTACAGGCAGGATATACAGATTTCCACTATCTTAGAGATATATGGAAGCAAACAACAGAAAAGGATGCTCTACTTGGAGTATCTATGACTGGAATAGCGTCTAATGCTGTTAAAGGCTTAGATTTAGAATACGCTGCCAATTTAGTCCGAGCAACTAATAAGTTATATGCTGAAAAAATCGGAATTAATATAGCAGCAAGAACAACTTGTATTAAACCTGCAGGAACTACTTCTCTAGTTTTAGGAACTAGTTCTGGTATTCATGCTTGGCACGATAAACATTATGTTCGTCGTGTTAGAGTAGGAAAGACCGAGGCAATATACAGTTATTTGGTGAATAATCACCCAGAATTAATTGAGGATGACCACTTTAAACCGCACTTAGAAGCGGTAATTGGTATTCCCCAACGCGCACCTGATGGTGCAACACTTAGAACTGAACCTGCTATCTCTTTGTTAGAAAGAGTAAAGTGGTTCGCAGAAAATTGGGTAAGAACCGGTCATAATGACGGGATGAATACCCACAATGTTTCAGCAACAGTATCTATTCGTGAAGACGAATGGGAAGATGTTGGAAACTGGATGTGGAATAATAGAAAGTTCTACAATGGTTTATCTGTTCTACCTTATGATGGTGGAACATATATACAGGCTCCATTTGAGTCCACGAATGTCCTCAAATATCGTGAGATGATGGAGTCACTTACTAGTGTTGATTTAACACAAGTATATGAATCTGAGGATAACACTGACCTAAGCGGTTCTCCCGCTTGTGCTGGCGGGTCGTGTGATATTTAAGCCGGTAAACACAATGGAAGTGAAAAAAATGAATATGGAAGAAATGATGAAAATGCAAAACGCAGGAATGAAGATTGATGCAGACAGCCTATCCCTATTAGGTGATATGGGCGCAACAACGAACGAGAAGGTAGTATATCGCCTAACGTCGCTAAAGACAAACGGAAGTGTTTGGACAAAGCAGTATGATGAAAAGGTAGATTGGAATGAGATTATGCCCATTCTAATTGAGAAGTTCCCTCACGTAATTGTTAGCCGTCAGGTTATCAAGACAGGACCAAAGCCGGAAGTGAAGGAATGAATATGGCCCCAAGAACTAGGAAGACAGTAGAATTCAGAATGGTAAATGATGAAGAACTACCACCAGTAATTATCAAGTATGATGATGAAGAACTTATACCTATAGTAGTGATGAACTTACATCATAAGGTATGGTTGGGCCTACAAAGGAAAACAATTCCCGGTATTTGCGAAAGCCTTGCTGATAAGTTAAACGAATTATGTGATGGAGTTCTACTAGAACAGATACAAATGGAGGAAAATGTATAATGAATATTAGGATTAGAAGTCCTAGTGATTATAATACATACACTAATATCATAGTAGGGGGAGTAGATGGTGAATACACCGTTTATCCTAGCAGACACCGAAGAAATGAGCGTGGGGAAGACCCGATATTTCTAGCAGTAAAAAATGTTGTAAATTCAACTATAGGTAGAGCGGCCAAAGAAGATGGTGCTTGCCTAATAGATGTAAAGGGTTTCAAGATGTTACTTCGTAAGGACAATCGAAGATACTCACTAAATATGATTACCCATAATTTTGGGGATATAATAAATGTAATAACTAGAACCCTAATGAGGTCAGTGTATACAGAAATTTCAAAGGAAGGGCAAAAACAACTACGTGACTATATGGAACGTTGTATCAAAATGCCTATGGAACTAAGTTATGTTCTTGAGAACCGAGTGCCATATAAGTTTATTGACGATAATGGCGATATTCGTGAATGTAGGTTAAACGTTGCTCAAGTAGGGCCGGAGGACTTTGCATTAGAACTAAATAATGCTTTTTGGTATGATATATCCTTGAAGCATCTAAAGCAGTTTGTTAATAGTTATCTCAAGGATGACAGGCGAGGTAGGTATTATGCTATTAGTCCTGAAGAACTAGTATATGTTCTCAGTGGCAAAAAAGCATCCGATGCACAAATAGCGGTTATTAAGGCGTTCGTTATGCAAAACCGCCAAGCAGAAAATGTAGAGAAACGTGCTATGGAACTACTACAAGATATGGCTAAGAACTATAAGCAGGTTAAACTGATTAAGTTCAAGAGTCCTAGACATGAGAAGGCTGAGTTGGCCCTAGCAATACGTGGTAAGTTAACGGATTGGATTATTGCAGACAATGGTATGAAGCAGGGTATTCAAGATGTATCAACATATATGTTACAAGCAGGCAACAATAATACGGATTTAGTAAAGTCAAACAAACTAAAGGTTGAAAAGGGAACTGGTTTAGTAGGCCCAATCTGTATTGATAATATGATGAGTGGTGCGGCTAAAGGAGACCAATACGCTGCTCGCGCTATGGCTGTAATGAATGATAATGTTCTAGGTTCGTATGTTAGTACTGTAAGACGGTATCTTAGTAATATAGAAGAGGACGAAAAGTTAGCAGGGCGGTTCAAGTGGGATGCCATGTGAAAATTGTGACTCTACAAATTTAAAGTATGTTCCTATCGTAAACCTATACGAGTGTGAAGATTGTGGGTTGCTTGCAGTATCACGAATATTTACAATACGTACTGAAAAGACACAAAATCTACACGCAAATACAAATCGTGATTTTGCACCCCTTGATATATTATTGAATGAATTCGATTTGCAAGATTACAGAAATGAATGTATTAAAGTATATAATACATTAAATAAACATTTGTTCTTTAGAAACATGGAACAGAATATTAGGTTTACAACCGTAGCATATTACGTATTACAAAAATCTAACGCCGAGTATAACATTCATAAAATGTGTGCGTTTATAGGTGTTAATAAAAATAAAGTGTTTAACAATGTAAAGAAGGTTAAGCATTTCTTTTATCGTGAAAACAATGCTGAGGAGTTTGATGTTAGACCAATAATAGTTGTTGGTAACGAACTATCCGAAGCAGGAAAAAAGTTCCTAACAGAAATGGAAGAACGTTACACGGTTACACGCGGCTTGTATGCTGCTATTCTTTACGAATATTCAGATTTGACTCAAGCGCGGGTCTGTGAAAAAATGGGGGTTAGCCTCCAACGCTTGAAAAGACATTTAAAGGTGATTAGAAATGGCTAGAAAGAATAAGAAGAGAAAGATTATGATTATAGGTGCTGGTGGTATTGGGAGTTTCCTAATACCCCTACTGGATAAAACGGGGCTGTATGATATTACAGCATTCGACCCCGATACAGTCGAAACAAAGAATCTAACGTATCAGAACTTCGATGAAGACGATGTTGAAAAGCATAAGGTTGATGTTATGGATAAGAGATACTCTACTGTAAAGGGAGAACCATACAAGGTTCTAACTGCAAAGCAAGTAAAGGGTTTCGACCTAGTTATTTGTTGTGCAGACAATCTTGCGGTTAGACGAACACTATACAGTTCAGATGGTATTAAGTGGTTAGACCTTAGAGCACAAGGTAGAAATGCTGCTCTTATCTCATCACTAGAAAGACCTGAATTATATTCATCGTTTACTGCTGGACCTGATGGTTCATTTTCATGTCAAGGTGATTCATGGGAAGGAGATGCTACAGGCGTTCATTTTATGCAAGTAGTAGCAGCAGGTTATGGCGCACAATGGGTTCAACGTTGGTTTAACGGTGAAGACGTGAAGAAACACGCAACATATAATGGGTGATAACATGGAAGATGAAAAACAATGCGGAGTATGTGGGTTTTACCTACATTTAGATTTAACCACTAGTGAACACGAATGTAGTAACTGTGGAGGTGGAACCTTTGAACAAGAGGTATGAAATGTCAGTTAAGATTCTTAACTGTATTATTAGGGCAACTCATGATAAAAATGATGAACTATTAGATAAGGTATGGGATTTACTGTTTGGTTCTCATGATTGGTCCCAAACACAATTAGAGTCCTTTGGATTTGTTTTTGAAGGAGAGGAAGAATAATGGCTAAGAAAAATTGCACTAAATGTGGATATGGATTAGCCCAAAATAAAAGTGAGGATAATTGTCCCCACTGTAAAAAATATAGGAGTGATTAAATGCAACTCAATGAACAAAAGAAAGAAATTACGAACAAAGAATGGGAACACTGGAAGCAAGTTATTGTTAAGGTGTTTAACCAATATGGACAAACACAATATAACCAACGGTTCTTAGATGAAATATGGTACGTATCAACAAAGGTCTTACCGGGATTAGAGGTAAGTGTAATAGTAGATGGTAATAATAAGTTGTATATTAGTAAAGGGACAGGGGTATTTGTCGATTACACAGATGAAAATGTAGCAGGTATGAGGATTCCAATCAAGTGTTGGATTCATACACATCCTTTCGGGCAAGCATATTTTAGTGGAACGGATTGGAGAACAATCAATACACAAAGACCTATTCTTATGGAAGCAATTGTCTTAGGTGATAAGCAATCTATGAGATGGGAAAACAATCAAAGTGAAGGAGATATGCTATACAGGACGGAAGCAATATGTCTGGACATAGAGGAAGAGTAAATACTATTAGATTCCCAGTTAACGTCTTAAGTATCAAGTGCCCAATCTGTGATGGTAAAGAATGTAATGTATGCAATCTTACCGGAGAATTGGAACTTGATGGTCCTATGTGGGTCGAGGTTCAAGAACCTCATATCATTAAATGGATAAAAGACAATGCTCAACGGGTATCATTTGAAAGTAGTCGGCTGTATGGTATTACACCAACGGTAGAAACCTACAAGGTTCAGGGGCAAAAGCAAGTGATTTCTGTAAATAGCATAATGGGAGTAGTATTTATTATTACAGATTTAAACAATAAAATATTAAAGTATTTTTATAACAAAAAGGAGATGGAAAAATGGTTAGCGAAAGAGAAGTAAAGAGAATTATTGCCGGGTGTATTCCCGATAGGCAGTTTAAGGCAGAAGCGCGAGAAGCAATTGCTCATCGCACACAAGAATTTATGGAAGAATTTATTAAAAGTATATTAAATTATACTAAAACAGACAGTGAAAGAATAACTGCAAACCATGTTAGTTTAGCATGGGTATACTATAATGATGCCCTAAAAACTATGGGGGATGAAACAAATGTTGATGAGTGATTTTGCACAAAAGATGGAATCATATCTCGATATGACCCCAACACAAATTATTAACAGTATTGTTGCTGATAATGATTTATCAAAGGACTGGTCTATGTTCTACCACACACTAACAGATAAGTTTAGTAATGTGGGTTTAGGAGCAAAGAACCTTTTACCACATATTGCTACACATCTAGGATTAGATGATGAAGGCCTACAGGATTTAGTAGATGATTTTGGTGGAGTTCCCGAACTACTTGAAGAGTTTGGAACTGATGCCGGTGATTCTATTGACTATTGTTTATATGATGCGTTTCACCCACTTTCTATTGCAGAAGATATAGTTACCGCTAGGCAACTATTCATGGAACGTTTCAGTAATATGGGTAAACTAGAAAAGAAGTGGTATACAGCAGTTGTAATAAACCAAAAGAGAAACGGTGCAGGTGATAATGTAACTAAAAAATCCCTGCAAAAGAAGTATCTTATCCCATCAGGAGATTTTAAGACGGCACTTAAGTTTAATAATCTAAATATTATTATTGATGAAGTGTGTCAAGGTAATGGTGTAGGAGAACTATTGGTTCCAGAGCCGGGCAGTTACGTTAAACCACAACTAGCAAAAACAGCAAAGAACCTGCGAGGGACTTTTTATGCTGATGTTAAGTATGATGGTATTCGTGCTCAGTTTCATAGGGATGAAAACGGTCATGTATGTATCTTTAACCGCAAGGGTGTAGATATTACAGAGAAGTTCGCAGACCTTGATGTTGAATCTTGGGGTGAACAATATGATGAGTTTATCCTAGATGGTGAAATTGTTCCTGTTAATGAGCAAGGAGATGTTCTTGAGTTCAAGGAGATTATGCCACGTATTCATGGTAAGACACCAGAGGTGCGTAACCGTGTAGCGGTTAAGGCAATCATATTTGATATTCTCACCTTCAATAAGCAAGACACGTATAGTTTTGGATATGGTAATCGACTAGATACTATCCGTATGCACTTTCCAAATGTCAACATTACAGATACTGAAATCGTTAATGGTGAAGAGGAAATCCGAGCCGCCTACGATAAAGCAATCAAGGCTGGCTATGAAGGTTTAGTCCTTAAAGGGGCTAACCAAGTATATGAACCGGGTAAGCGTTCATGGTTAAAACACAAGCCTGCTCTAGTAGATTTGGATTGTGAAATAATTGATGCTACAATGGGTTCAGGTAAAAGGGCCGGACTTTACGGTTCATATCTTATAGGTGTTAAAATTGATGGGCAACTTACACCAGTGGGTTCCGTGGGAACTGGTTTCACTGATTTGGATTTAGAAATGGTTCATGAATATCATAATGATAACCCAGTCACTATAATGGAAGTGCATGCTGATATTGTAACTCAAGACCAAGATGGAAATATAGGACTTAGATTCCCGAGGTTTATTAGGCTCCGCACCGATAAAGATGTGCCTAGTGAGTTCAAGTCAGTTAAGGAGTTGATTGGATAATTGCTATTAGCAATAAAAATATGGGAGTGGTTTAAAATGATACCCAAAGACATTAAATTTAACAAGCCAAAAATTACAAAAGAGAATAAAGAATATGTTGCCAAGCAGCAAGAAAAAATTAAGCAAGAAAATATCAGATGGTATTTACAACACCCCGGATGGTGGAATACAAATACAGGAGACATGTTAAAGAAACACTGGGGACTAGAAGATGTTGAAGAACTTAAAGATAAGTGATATTATACAAAATACACATACAGGAAGAATTGCTCAAGTTATATTACATTCTTGGATATATATGCGAGGGCAACCTATGAGTATATACAAACTTAAATACAAAGATGACGGAAGTATGTTCACTCTTAATGAAAATACATTACGACATTGGGAACTATTTGGGGAAGAGGAATGAGCAATATACAAGGTAAATGTAAAATATGTAACCAAGTAGGTGAAAGCATGATTCATAATATGCGGGGTGACGGCATCTCATACTGTTATGATTGTGTATACAGAGCCTTAGATTATTATATGTTTCATCTTGGTGTCGGTAACTATGAACGATAAGAGGATTTATAATCAACCTTACCAAGTAGTATATTTAGATATGGACGATGATATGTGGGAGGACTACGCGCCAAGAAACATTTTTGTTGAAGGCGATATCATTACTTATGCCACTGATATAGGTATATTTTTCGAAGCAGAAATGGTTAAAGTAACCTGCCCCATATGCTTAGAAGCCTTTATTGGTAATAAAAAAGATGCAGGACTATTTCTACTAGGTCATGAAAAATACCATGACCATGTAGATGAACAAGCCGAAAATTACGGCGGTGTATAAATGTATACAAAAGATGAATTAAAAGGAATATTTATGTGTTTAGGAAAGCCCTTTACCGCTATATACGGTGAAGAGAATAAAACGGTTATTAGAACTCAAGTTCTTCTAAGAGGAAGAAATGAATTCTTAAACCAATTACAGAATACTCTCGCTCAGTATGAAATTGAATGTGGTATTCAAAACGCTAACACTGGAACTGTGTTGGCTATAACTAAGAGAGAGTCATTGTTTAATCTAATAGAACTTTGGGAAGAAATCCCTGACGTTTTCCCAAAGGGTAATGAACACCATTGGGTATTATTGAAGAATTTCTTAACTGAAGTTAAGGAAGATGCTCACAAAACAGCCGAAGGTATTGAAGACCTTAAGTGGATGATTCGTGATGCTAAAGAAGTATGATTAACAATAACTATATTAATAATGAGTTATTATTATTTTGTGGGCAGAGAGAAACGATAAAAGTGGTTATTGTGTATCGTATCTCTCTCCCACTTACTAGGAGAACATTCAATGGATGAAATAAGAAAGGGGTGTGGTTATTCATTTAATAAATGGATAGGTTATATTCCCAAAAAGAGAGAAAATAAAATTAGATATAAAGTGTTAAGAGATTACTATAATGATAATTTAACACCTAAAGAAGTTTATATTAAGGAGGGCTTGTCGTGGGAAGACGACAGCATTCAGAACGATATATAGACATGGTTATGGAAGATGGAAGAGAAAGAACAGCAAGACAGGTTCTTGATGAAATAATGAATAGATGGTTTGATACAGGTAACAAATCAACCATCTATGTTCCCGAACATCGGAAGATTTGCCACTACCTTAAAGCACAAAAGAAATACGAAGCGATTCGTAAAAGTAGGTATGGTATCATCTATCGTTTGCATACTGAGGAAGAATAAAACCAGTATGTCTACAAAATGATAGGTATATAGTTGAGAGGGGTTCATATACCCTCTCATCGTTAAGAAAACAGTGGACAGAGGCCCATCAAGGGTCTTTGACTTAAGTAGAAAAAAACGGAAGTGAATGCAATGCAAGAACGAGTATTAGAAGAATTGAAAGCATTAGGTAACAGAGTTAGTATGAATGAAGAACAAATTGTAGCAAAGTATAATGAAATTGCTACACAGAACAACCTAGATATGGAGCAGCCTCGCTCCGGCATGATTGCGCTAACATTAACGCGTAATTTTGTTCGTGGGGCTTTACGCTCTAAGTCATCTAGTAGTAAAAGCACCTTTGGGAATCAAGGTTTTGGTTTCCTAGTTGGTGTTGAACAAGCAAGGGATGTGCAAGATTGGCGACGACGTAATATTATGTCTCGATATAATGCAAACCCTAGTGAGGTTTTCAACGCAGGAGATATTGCTGAAATTACAGAAGTATCTGCTGGTGTATTTGAAAAGTCACAAATCGTAAATGGTGATGTTGATACAAAGAATATCCCCGAAGTCCCTAATTCCGCTATGGAAGTTGGGACAGAAGGTGATTCTAAGTGGATTGTCCCACTTGATAATATCAAGACATTTGGTAGTGGAGATGTAAACCCTCGATATGGTAAGCCACTACCAGCAGAAGAATATAGGCTAAGAGCGCATTTCGTTGGTCGAAAGGAAGATGGTGATTTCCAGTATTGGACTCTAGGTCTAAAGAATGATGCTGCTAAGAACTTCGCTTGTGATACATTCCGATGGGTTCACCTATTCGGATTGTTTAATGAAGAACGAAATGCAGTATATGGTATTCGTGGTAAAACTCTTGAGTCCCTAACATATAATGATGTAATGGACCCCGATGGAGATGAATATGTTAATACAGATGGTCTATTAATGGAAGACCTTCTTGTAGAAAACATGGGCGGATATATTGCTGACCTATTAGAAATTGAGGACTACCATGATTCTATTCGTAATGAACCGGGCATGAAGTTGGTAATTACTGATGGTATTATTAGTAGTATGAACCTTACTCCAAATGAACGTACAGGAAATAGGACAATGTGGATTGAATCAGCAGAAGCAAACTATGGTTTTGAATCTGATGATGTTCCTGAATCTACACCCATTTGGGTTCCTTCGTATCTAAACATTGACTTTGGAGTTGGTTCAGACGTAATTATTATTGGTCGAACAAATCAAACACAAAAGAAGGATGATAATGGAAATGCACTAGAAGATGAATGGAACCCAGTTTCAATTAATCTTTATGGGGTATTGCCGCGAGTGGCTTTGGGTAATCCAGAAGCCCCTGAATCTAGCGATGAAGAAAACAGTATTGAATATTGGTAATCCCTAAAGGGAAATATACAATAGGAGATGGAAACTTTATGTTAGTATGTGTAACCGTAGGCAAATGACGGTCAAATGGGTGCGAAGCCCAACCATTAAAAGGTGAAACAAATGATTGTAAAATTAAATCAGTTAGTAGTTGATTTTGGAAAGGTGGAAAGTTTAGAGTGGAAGGAGTTAGAGGACGATAAAGGCCAATACTCACTTCGACTACACACAACAAGTGGAAAAATGTATACCCGTCAGGTTAGTGAAAAGGACCTTAATTCAATTAAGGAACAATACGCTACACATCATAAGGTGGTGAATTGATGGGTATTGGGAGTAAATCAGGTAAGGCAGCAGGTTCTGTTTTAACTAAGGCTAATGAAAATCTAGGAGATAGTGCGTTCAAGGTAGCAAAGATGCGAGCCATGAGTCAACGTAAAAATCTTCTAGAACAAGAACAAGCATTCCTTGTTTGTGGAGTTAGTGGTAATCCCGGTGACGGCAAAACAGGCACATGTCTTGATTGTCGTTCTGATGATGAATTAGATTCACATTGGATATTCGTATTAGATTACGATGAAGGTGCTGAACCAACATGGCGACAACATTGGAGTTCAGACGAAAAGGTTGTTATCTTTAATCCTTATGTATATAATGAGGATATGACTGTAGATTATGAGAAGACGGCAGATATGTCACGCTTCTTTATGGCTATGGTTAATGAAGCAATTGAAACAGGAAAGATTGAATATGAGGATGAAGTTGTTGAGGTAGAAGCGGTTAAGGCTATTATCTTTGATGGACTCGATTCATGGTTAGATACAACAAATATGATTGCACGACTTAATCATATTAAGGGTGGTGACCCAAGACAGGCTGATAAAGTCAAGATGGTTCCTACCCAATGGTATGCTAGAAATGCTATGTATAAGCGTCTATTTCAAGCAGCCCTACAACTTAAATGTCATAAGTTCTTCATTACACATATGAAAGAAGTTCATGATGGGTTTGAAATTGTAGGAACTAAGCCAGATTGGGAGAAGTCAACAACTGCAAAACTGTTTCAGTATATAGAGATGAGTCGTGAAGAACGCGGTAAGTCATTAAAGTTATATGCTACAGTAAAGAAGTCAAAGACAAATGCAGAAAACCTAGGACAGAAATTCCTAATTATGGAAAATGAAGGCGGTAAAGTCACATGGCACGGCCTTCCACAGATTAAAGACGGAACTCTTTGATTTGTACAGACCTAAGCAAGTCACTAAACTGCTTCACTTTAGGTGATAATATGACGACAGTAGATTGTAAAGATTTGAAAAGAGCGATAGAAACTGTAGTTTGTAAAGGTAAATGGGCTATTGGTCCATCTATTAAAACCAGTTATTTAGGAAATGAAATTATGATATGGACGGAAGGAACCAAACTTCATCTTGCTAATGCAGATAATACTACCTTTATTTGGACCAGTATTACAGCAGCAAACATTGAAGCGATAAGTAATGTAGTAATTGACGCGTCTGTTGCGATAAAGTATATGCGTAATAGCGGCTCAATTAAAATATCTGTAAAGGATAATAAATTCTATATGGATAAAAATACAGGGACTACATCATCTTTCCCCGTATTAACACGTCACCCAAATGCTGACACTATTCTTAGGAGTAGGAAAAACCTTAGCGGTGATATAGAAAGCGAAGACGGTATTAGTATTAGTGAACGGACAACACTTCGTTCAGTAATTAAAACTAGTAGTGCGTCTTTTAGTAATGCACTTAAGATGTGCGAACAGGTTGGTAGTGGTATCTATCATATTAACGTTAAAGATACACACCTTATTATTTCATCAGAAGACAATAATGAAAACTACCAAGAAAGGATAACACTTTCGGAAGCGGTAAGTGAAGATGCTGTAGTTGAATATACGGGACCGTTCCATAGGTTCCTAAAAGGTAACTTAACTATTGCTACTAATACCCGCAACCCAATTTTGTTTAAGACAGATGATGTTATGATACTAAGAGCACCGAGGCTAAGAACATGAATTTACTAGAATTTGTACAACCACTACAGAATGAATTGAGACAGTTATTGAACATTGTGGGGTGTTCTTCTATGGAAGAATACATGAGACACAGAGACCTTAAGATAGAAACAACAGAAGAGAAAATAGCATTTATACTAGGGCAGATGACTATTATTGATACACTAATTCAGCAAATGATATTAGACGAACAGACGGCCGACCTACTTGAATTGGAGGAAGAGTAACATGTGTAACTTGTGTAATGCAAGTGGTGAAGGCACTAAATCAAGAATACAAGGAATACCAATTTGTAATCATTGTAGAATATTAGAAAATAAACTATGTGAAATACTAGAAACCGAGGAACTAGAATCATTAGTTACATTTTCAGAACTGATAGTATACTGTGATATGCTTAGAAATGACATGGCATCAGACGAAAAAGATATACCGTTTAATGAATACTTAACCATGATGAGGAATTAAAATGAAAGATACTAGACAAGTTAGAGAAATGATGACAGAAGCAAAACGATTAAGAGGTGAATGGGAACTTTGGGCTAATGAAATGCGTGAGCATAATAAGACCAACCCGGATAACCAATACCCTAGAGCCGATATTGCTGAAGCCGTTAGAAATTACAATGCTTTACGTGGTGTAGTTAAATCGTTACAGTGGGTATTAGGAATGCCGGGAGTTGAAGACCCTCTATGGTAAAAGTCAAAACCTATGAATGTACTATTTGTGGTAAACCTTTAGATTGGGATGAATTAATTGATGGTGACTTTTGTAATGAATGCTTTGAAGGTGAAGAGGAATGAGCCACATTGATTATAATGCGCCTATAATGTATAGATATTATGATGAAGATTATGAATGTCTTTACATGGGCGCATATATTTCAAAGGGTAAAGTTCACCATATAGTTCTTAGAGATAAAGCAGCAAAGGACAAAGTTTACCCGACTATTAGAATATTAGAAACATACGATAGTTGGGGTAACGGTATATCTTCGCCGTTAATGAAGATACATAACTCAGGAAAGGAAGGAGAGATATATGATAATTACAGAGGTAAGAGATAAAGTTAATCTTCGATGGAGAGACGACAACAACCAACGTTTAACCGAGACGATTGACAATTTTAGACACTATTTTTATGTAGAATCAAAAAATTATAATAAGTTACGAACACATTATACTTACAAACATTGGGGGCAACCAAGAACATTACGCCCAATATATGAACAAACTGAAGAAAAGAACCTTAACGGTGACCCTCTAGTTAAAATAACGGTTGGTTCTAGAAATGAAATGTATTGGCTTAAGGACCAAATGCATAAGGAGGCTATACGAACGTATGAGGCTGACATTTCTTTAGCGCGTAAGTATTGTGTTGATGAGATGAACAAAATACACACGTATAACCTACGTAAGTGGTATCTTGATATTGAAACAACCAGCGGTCGGGATTATAAACAAATTAATGCTATTACTGTATACGATAGTTATACCAAATTATATACAGTATACACATGGTTTCCCGATAAAGAACATCAAGATAGTTTAAAGAATGAGTGGGTAGACGAAAATATTGAATTACATATCTTTGAAAGTGAAAAACTTATGTTGAGAGCATTCCTTAGACAGTGTATTCAACAAGACCCAGATATGATTATTGGGTGGTATGTATTGGGATTCGATATTCCGGTCATTATTCAAAACATGTGTAGTAATAATATTAATGCTAGGAAGTTAAGTCCTTATAACGAAGTCACAGGTGTATATACTGACCTCAGTAAAGCACCTAGAACTCAGTATACTAATACGGCACAACCTATTAAGGGTCGCATTTCATATTGTTTAATGACTAGGTTTGAAAGATTGTGGCTTGATTCACAACGAGGAACTCTTCCGTCACTTTCGCTTGAGTATTGTTCTAAAGCACTACTAGGTGAAGAGGCCGGAGGTAAAGTCAAGAAGTCAAAGTTTGAAGGGGATGAGTTTTTCCGAAGAGCATGGCTTGAAGATACAGAAGTGTTTCTTGAATATAACTATGTTGACGTTAAACTAATGGTTGAGATGGATGAAAAGATGCGTATCAGTGAAAATGATTTGGCCCTACAAAGATTACTAATCTGCCCCTTTGAATGTGTATTTTACAATAGTCAAATGGGTGCTGCATATTTCATGAAACACGCTTCATGGAAAGCACCGACTGGTGTTAAAGGTAACAAAGAGAAGTATGAAGCGGCTTTCGTTATGGACCCTGACTTTGAAAACACGTATGGGTTACATAGTGATGTAGCAGTATTTGATTTTAAATCGCTTTATCCAAGTATGATGGCCGCGAACAATATTTCTTGGGAAACCAAACAAATTAAGGGAGGCGACGATTGCCATAATATTTACTTTGGTACACCTAAAAATCTTGGTGAGTTTAATAGAGAAGAGGCTCAATGTAATGTTGGGTTCAAGAAAGAACCACTCGGACTTTTACCTGAATGTGTTATTGGTCTAATGAAAATGCGAGACGAATACAAAAGAGAACTAAAGGCCGCTAAGTCCGATGAGGACCGCCGTATGTGGGATTCAGCACAATTGGCTACTAAGCGTGTTGTTAATGCTCTATATGGTGTATTGGCTAAAGATGGGTATGGTTGGGGCGATATGGAAATGGCCGCCGCTATTACTGCTTCTGCTAGATATGCTATGCGTAGTGCTGCATTTGAAGCACAACGATTAGGTTACGAAGTTATTTATGGACATACAGATTCAATATTTGTGCTTGTAAAGAATCCAGAAGAATCACAAGAATTGTGTGGTAAACTAAATGCACATTTGAAAACAACAGTGTTCAATGATTTCGTAACTCTAGAGTTCGAGAAATTTGCTAAATCGTTTTTCTTGTCTAAGAAAAAGAATAGATACTGCGGATATTTATCATGGAAGGATGGGGAATATTTAGATGAGGAGAATTTCTTTATGATGGGATTCGAAGCAAAGAAAAGTAATGAAACATCATTCGCTAAGAATGTTCAATTAACAACATTAAAAATGGTAGCATCAGGTAAGTTAGAGAATGAAGTTACTAAATTTAATAAAGAAAGGTATAACCTATTAAAGTCGGGTGAAGTAAATATGTCCACTATTGCTAAGAGGTCAAGGTTACGACAAGAACTAACTGACTACAAAGTATTAGCAGGTGGTGTAGCCGGAGTCGCAGTATATAATAGCGGAACCGGAACTATTTCAGTTGGTGATAGTTATTACTTTTACCGCTGTGATAACCGAAGCGTTAAAAAGGCTAGAACCTTTATGGTCGGAGAACGAATAAGACAAGTGGACTACATCGCGTGTAAACGTATTGATGAAGTCATTAGTGACTATCCTCCGGATTGGCTATCCTTAGCCGAATCTGAGGTGGTTAAGAAAGTAACATTAATTTATGACAGTTTAGGATGGGACCTGTTGAATATTTCTGAACAGGGAACACAAACAACTATTGCTGAATGGTGGTAATATGGGAAAAACAAAAACATATAGAAAGAGTATTATGAAGGCCGTAGAAGCCTTAGAAAAAGCACGACAGACAGTTGATGCTAGACAAGAAACATTAGATAACCTTCTTGAACAAGAAGGAGAACTGTGGGATAAAACAGGTGAATGTCAAATATGTGGAGCCGAAGGCTATACTGAGTGGCATCACATTATTTCACAACATAGATGTAAAGAAGAAGGACTGCATCACTATATTAGGCTTAGAGGTAATGTAATAGAATTGTGTAAAACATGTCATGATTTGACTACTGCCTCTATGATTAGAAAGAAATTAGATGCAAAAGAAGTAGCAGAAGATAATGCAGGTCTAGAACCAACTGAAAAGCAGGTTAACTATATTAAAAAGTTAGGTGGGGAGGTTCCCGCAGGAATAACTCGTAGAGAGGCTAGCGCGTTAATCGACGTGCTAAAAAAAGAGAACTCGATAAAGAGAGCAAAGGAAGCAACGGAAGTAAGATTCTGAGGCTCCCACAACCAAATTATAAGAAGGAATATAGAATGAGAACAGAAAATGGAATATATACATATAGATGGAATCCGAACGATGAGGACGGACCCATACTTAAGATAACTAAGTCATCACTCGGTTCTTTTGGTTTTTGTAGATTAAACTACAAATATGGATATATTGATGATATTAAGCAAGCCACATCAGATGCTATGCTTAAAGGAACAATTATTCATGATGCTAGAGAGAAGTTTTGGGATGACTTAGACATTAAGAAGGCGCAGAAATTAGTTGAGAATCCGATGGACGCAGTTAATTATTTCCGTGACCTATACGGAGAAGCGAAGGATGATTCATACGAGCAGATATATACGGCTATGGCGGCATATGATGTAGAAAGATTAATGGAATCTATCGAAGAAAAGGCTCTAAATAACTACATACCTGTTGGTAATGAACTCATGTTAGATGGTAGATTTACTACTGATGACGGAGTAACTGTTCACCTTCAAGGTATTATTGATAGAATGTTTTTAGAAGATGGGGGATATTTACCCTTTGAACTAAAGACAGGTGCATGGAAGGATTCAAAGAAAACTATGATGCGAAAGGAAATGGCGTTCTATAAACTATTATACGAATGCGCAGACGATGAACAAAAGAGAAAGGTAGGATTAAACCCAGATATTGATATAACACATTGGGGTTGGTTCTATCCAGCCTCAAATTATGTTTATGGGGAAAAGGTATCTAAGAGAACTACAACGGCAGTACTAAGGTCAATTGATAAATTGATTGCACATTACAAGGCTAATGAGTTTCCTGCTGATTTCTTTATTAAAAAGTGTGTTCACTGTGGGCATTACGACCATTGTGAAGCAGTAGGTGGAGGTAGTGGTTATGACTTCTGGTGAACCTGAAAGTTACAAAGGGGAAGATATAGAACAACATTTGATGAAATTAATTGCAGAAAAGAAATGGTCAGTAAGAGATGTATTAGATATAGAACGTATATCTGAACACTTGGCAGTAGAATGTTTTAATAACGCAGATTTGTTAAGTGTGTATCGTTTCTTTGATGCTGAAATGCAAGTATTCATTAAGGAGAAATTTATTGAGAGTGCTTCTATTTATATTAGAAGTATGGTTAGTCAAGTATTAGACGAAGCCGAAGTGGATATTGGTGGGATTATGCGTCATGCTCCTGAAACTAAAACATCTGTAGAAGATGTAGTAGAAGAAGTAGTGGAAGAAATTGTGGAAGAAATACCTGCAATACAGTCACTAAAGGAAAGAATCCGAAAGGATGCAAAGTTATTAACAGAAGATGATATGAAAAAACAGGGGATGATTGATTGAAGTTTCCAAGAGAGATGTGGGCAGGTAGTCATATTAAAGGCGCAATAAACCCATCAAGAAAAGTAGTTGAGAATAAAGAAGAATATGAGCAGTTTGTTAAAGCCTATAATGGTAAGATGAGTGTCTATACTTCTGTATATGATTACAACGACTTTACACACAATAGGGGGCTTGAACATTCAATTATTCTTGACCGCATCTTTCTTGACTTCGATGCTCATGATGGTAACTTAGATGAAGCCTATGATGCTCTTGTAAAAGTTCATCATTGGTTAGTATCAGAAGACCTAAAACATTCTATGGCCTTTAGTGGGCGCGGGTTCTACATCTTCGTATATGGAGAGGTAGCAGATAATATCAGACAGATAAGAGCGTTCTTTGATATATGCGTTGATGTGGCCCAATCCACTACTCTTGATGCTTCGGTAATTAATACCGCTAGGCTACGCCGTGTGTTAAACACATGGAATATGGTCGGTGCAAGGTATTGCATACCAATTAATACCAATGATATTACACAAGGTATTGACTGGATATTACAAGCATCAAGTGGGCCATGTCTTCAACAACCTGAATACTATGGGGATAAATTAGTTCAATGGCCTGAAGTTAAGGAGTTCCATGCTATACCTATTGAAATAGATAGCGTGGAATCTCCGGGTGAACTACCTATTCTACCCTGTCTTAAAAACGCAGTAATGGTAGAGAATCCAAATCATAGAGCCAGAGTTTTACTTGTACAATGGTATAATGAGATATTATCAGAGATGGCAGTATTAGAAACAGGTAGTTTTGCCAGTCCTAGAAAAGTTGGAGGGCCGGCACTAAGAACAATAAAGACAAGTATATGCAAAGAAGTATCAACAATTGCTGATAATGAAAATGTTTGGATTGATTATAACGAACAAGAAACACATAAACATGTTTCGTTTATTGTAGATAAGCGTTATATGGCTCCTTCATGTAATACATTAATTAATGAAGGTTTATGCGTTGGTAAATGTTGGAGGTATGGACAATGATAGTAATAGATAGTAGAGAAGATTCAATATTAAGCGGTGCAGTAGAGAAGTTATGTGAAGAACAAAAAATCGAATATCAAAAACAATGGTTAGAAGTTGGAGATTATATTATGATGGCAGACACTAAAGTAGCAATTGAGGCTAAATCATCAGGTGATTTTTTAGCATCAATTAGAAACAAGCGGGTGTTTAATCAAACATCTAATATGTTAGATAACTATGATGTATCTGTAGTATTGATATATGGTACGTTTGAAGAGGCGTTAAAATACTTAGATAGAAAAGACAATAAACAGTATAACTCTATGGTGTGGAAAAATAGATTAAAGAGAATGTTTGTTGGAGCCATAGGTGCTCTGCAAATTAAAACAAATGCTAAGGTATTATGGGTTCCCAATGTAACAATTGCGGCACACTGTATATTATCAATGCATTCTCACCTAGATGGAAAATTTGAATTAAAGAAAGAATTACCAAAAAGACAAAGAACAGATGATTTAAGAGTAGACATGTTAACACAAATAAAAGGAATATCACAAAGTAAAGCAAAAATACTATTAAACAAATGGGGTAGTATAGCAGAACTGTCTTCTGCTTCAGTTAAAGAAATAACTGGACTTGACGGTTTTGGTATGGTGCTAGCAAATAGAATATTAAAAACATTAAATGAAGAGAAGGAGGTAAAGGATTAATGGCACAAGATTACGAGGTAGACGCTTGGGAAATATATGATAAATTAGAACGCATCCAAAAGGATGAAATATATACTAGTATGAGAAGTGAACATACAGTATTACCAGAAGACGTACAAAGATGGACTGAGGTTGTAACAAGGTTTTCATTGTATAATGAATATCCGGCAACAATGGCATACTTTGTATCATTGGGGCAAATATTAAAAGACACTATTAGAATACCTGTGGGAATGCTCACGTTAGACCCACGTATTCACTATTGTTGGGTTCAGTCAGCAAGGTCAGGAAAAACAACAATGTTTGATTTCCTCTCACCTGTATGGCAACGCACCTTTGAATTAGTTAATAATCATGGTGCTACCCTACAAGAACCCACACTCCCGTTAAGTGGAGTAAAAGAGTTTAACTTACAAAACCCTGATAGTTTTACAGACCAAGGTTTATTGGGAACACTGAAGGTGAATCAACCTAATCCAGATTATGACCGCGTCCAAGCGCGTGATGATGAAGATTATAATATTCCCGAAGTTACAGACATTCCTATTTATGGTAGTTTATATGGAAGTGGTGTTATCGCTTTCGATGAATTTGAACATTCGGGTATATTTAAAGAAACTCAACATAAGTCCGAAACTGTAATGTTATTTCAGAAGTTTATGAATCGTTTGGATTCAGATACTCACCTTATTAAAAAGCGACTCACTGAATGGGGTAAGGACTTAGTAGTAGATTCCCAAAGGTCATTATGGGCCACTACTCTACCACCAGAAGGACTTGAAAGAGTAATTCTAACGAAGGGTGTATTCCAACGTATGTGGTTGTATGTCCGTGAAGTTCCAGAATCACTAAAACAGCAAATGGAAGAACAGTATATTGATAGTATTGGTATGATAGTTGATGGTGATGAAAATAATAATGAGCAATATTTTGAGGAGTTCTCAGAAATGTTATATGGAACATTCCGTTGGGCGCAGAATAGGCTTGCGGAAGTTAATGGTGATAAACGTAGAGTTATAGTATGGAGTCCTGATGCTCAGAGTAAGTTAAAAATTGTACACAAAGGTATGCGGAAGTATATGGAAGGCATTGAAGACCAAGTGTTTGAAGCATTAAATACTTTCTTAATGAATATTATTAACAACATTGCTATATCCGCTGCGCTCTGTGCTGTATCTGAAAGAAGTCACATTATATTACCTAGACACATTGACATGGGTAGGCAGTTAACAGACGAAAGTTTTGACTCAATTACTAATTGGTTCTCGGATAAACTTAAATCAAAGCCTAAGAAACGTATTGGTAACCAAACTGAAAAGGTTTATAGGGCGGTTTATGCACAATGTAAAAAGGTAAGAGTTGGTGGGGACGACGGTTGGGTCGCAAAAACAACAATGGTGGCAAAGTATGCAAAGTATGAAAGTTGTGCACCAAGTAAGTTTTATAGAACATGGCCGGAAGTAGCACACCTTTTTGAAGAAAAGAGAAATAAAAAATCGTATGTAAAATTGAGGGAGTAATATGAATAATGTATTATCAATAGATATAGAAACAAAGAATTTAAGTCATGAAATTGGTGGTTGGGGAAACCCCCATTTATTTAAGGTAGCGTGTGTAGCAACATGGGATGGAAATAATGCTATGTTGTATTCTGATAGTGGGGGTGACTCCGCTTTCTGTAAGAGTGAAGGTGTTCAATGGAAACCCCTAAAGCAACTAAAGTATGATTTAGACGACCATTTTCAAAAGGGTGGGAAGTTACTAGGACATAATATTAATGTGTTCGACCTTCCAGTTCTTAGGGACTCAATGGATATTTATATTGTAAGAAAGTATTTACAAGAAAAAGAAGAAAGGTGTATTGATACATCTGCCCTTTTGAGTAAAGCAACCGGAAGACGCATTCACCTAGATAATACCGTTAGATGCACACTAGATACTGGTAAATTAATGGCAGGAACAGATGCAGTTGTTAAGTGGAGAGCAGGGGAATTTGAAGAAGTTCTAAAATACTGTTTAAGCGACACAAAGTTAACTTATGACCTATGGAAATATGGTCAGGATAACGGAATTATTAAGTTTTATGACGAAGAAGAAGATTCTGTAGAGTCAGTCGAAATTGACTGGTAAAAATTACGGACTCGGCCCCAATTCGGGGTCGGGTCCAACTTTTTTTTATTTTTTTTGTTTCATGTAACTTTTTTACAACTAAATTATTTTTTTTCGTCTAAATAATGTATTTTTCGGTGACAATTAGCACAAACTACCTGACATTTAGCCATTTCTTTTTGAATTGAGTCAATTGCATAGCCTGAAACAACCATTTTAGAAATTATATTATCTTTTTTACGTAAATGGTGAAATTCTAGACAAGAAGGGTGGTTTTCCCCACATATTTCACAAGATAGTGTATCTTTTAAATCTCTAAACCATTTTCTAATTCGAATTTTACGAGAGTTATTCAAATTATCATTTCCAATACCACATATTCGACGGGTTAAGAACTTGTATAGTTTTTGGTTTTAATTGTTGTAAACCGTTAAGTAAATTAGTTACTGTAGTTCTAATTCTAACGTTCATAGCGGGATATTTACTATTCATTAACTCTTGAGCATCTTGCTTCCAATCCTCAACTTCTTGTGCTATTATATATAAATCACCACCAAAACGAGGTCTCATTTTATGGAGGTTACGATTAGAGTCAGGATGTGGTGTGTGATATTTCTTGTTAAACATTTTCCACCCACCATATGCGTCCCAAACTTCAAAATCATCATATATGTCGTCTAACATTTGGTCATAAACTTCATACACTTCTGATGCTAAATAGCCCGATTCGGTCAATAACTCATCGCCCTCAATGGTAAGTTTACCTTCTCCAACATCTGCTTCTAATCGCCTTTTAATATCTTCTATGTTAAGAGCACTTAAATCCTCAAAAATATAAAAATCGGTAACGTTTACTATAAACGCGTCAAAATTAGAATGTATAGGGGATATATCAATTGCCGCGTGGAATCCGGCTTCACGAACACTCTCGGTTTTCGTCTTGAGCCATCTAGGACCGAAATACCTACTTTTTTTTGGTATATCTTTATCTGATGGTCTAGGTGGTGGAGCCTTAATTGTATTTTCCCAACTCATAACATCACATTCTGCCCTGTAACTACTGAAATAATAAATGCCGTCATCCACCATATACGTTGTTTTAGCGCAGCCATATCAGTTTCAATATGGGAAAGGTGGTTGTTTTTAATTGCTTCAATGTCTTTAGTTGTACTTACTTGATTAGAAATTAACCAATTAATCTTTTCATCTAAATCGCCGTTTAGAGCATCTTCTAGCGACATTACTTAAACCATCCACTTACTGTTATATAAATCATGTCCATCTAGTAACATGCCATTGATTAGATGTTCCTGAAGGTCCGTCATCTTCATGAACTGCTGCAAGAAGTAGTGCGGTTCCAGTATTATTAAAGTTAAATGCCTGTGAGTATGTATCGGCATCATCACCAACTGCGTCATAAGTATTACTAAGGTTCTTACTGAAGTTAGCAGATACTCTACCACTTGTGCCAGAGATAGGAGATATATCACCATTAGTAATTGACCATTGGTCTAATATGGTTGAATAACCTGCTCCGCCTGAACCACCAACACTACCTACAATAAAACTACTACCATCTGGAGCAATAGCAATATCCATGCAAAAGCCTCCCGATACGTTACCAGTATATGCAGCATCAACTGTTCTAGTTACAGAAAGTGTAGATAAATCATAAGGTGTAGACATAGAATATTCGATAGTTCGACCAACTGCACCAGTAGTAGAACGCATAGCATAAAATTTAGTTCCGTCACCTAAAATAGCAATACCCTGTAAACTATTCATAGCAGAACCCAATTGAGCACTGTTACTATTACTAGTTACAGTACTTAAATCATAAGGAGTTCCGAGGTCAAATCTAATTACCCTATTAGTATCTGCCTGACCAGCGACATATAAATAAGCACCATTGTAAGAAAAACACGCTCCCCTTACTGTTGATTGAACATTTCCACTTGCGTCAGCAGCATAACCCATAGATGCTGGTGAACCAGTTCCCGTGCTAAGAGTAGTAGATGTATCGTAGTTGTAACTTAATAGGTTTACGTTGCTACCACCTAAACTGAGAACACCAGCCAACCCGCAAACTATTTCATCTGCACCAACAGCCATACCTGCTGTATTAGAATAGTTACTTCCATCTATTTGTAATGTGGCAAAATCTGTATCAATACTTAAACCAGTAATTGATGGAAATGAAACATAAGGAGAAGGTGCTGTTCTGTTTGGATGAGCGCCGAATCCTAAAACAGTATAACCAAAACCACTCAAGCATCATTCCCCGCGTTAATTGTGTAATATATTTTAATGCCTACTAATCTTGCATCACCTGTTTGGGTGTCCCCACCAGTATCTCTATTTATTTGAAAGTAAGTAACACTGTCAACAGAAGCACCACTAATTGTGACAGCACCACTTGTTGCTGAAACCATCATATCGTTCGATGTACCGCTATGGGCTAAAGCAGTAGTAGAAATGGCAGTTCCAAAAGCAGTATTAATATCATCGCTGTTACCAAACCCAACACCCGATAATTCCCAAGCAACTGTACCTGTATTTGTCCCTGTAACTGTCCAAAATGGTTGAAAGGTTATTGTTCCTTCATTCCATGATTTAGGGAACGCTACTGTAAATTGAGCAAACTCATCTGAAGAAGTGTCGAAATCTAAACATTTTAATTCGGGACCATTTGCTAGTTCTACTTGTGCTAAGGCAGCACAACCACTAGTAGTATTAGGGTACATAGATGCGGCTGGAACCCAAATAGTATGTAATCCTTGCTCAATAGCACTGGTAGTCCCTGTATCTGAATCAAAGTCGAGCGTATAATATCCTGCGTTCATAGGACTATCATCTGCTGCACCTCTTAAAATAATAGATTGATAAGGTTTTAGAGAAATAGTATTAGCACTAGGAATTAGCGTATGTCCAGTATTACTATCATTAATATGTTGTGAAGAAGTTATAGTAATATCATGAGCGGAATCAACATTAAATAAAAACTGTATAGTTCCATTTACTGCTGTGGGTAAAGTGCACACGTTATTATTAGAATCAGCAGTGTGGAAAAATATCATTGTATGTTCAGCACTAACTATTCTATTAGATGAACTACTATCACTAGCATTTATAAGTTGTCTACCAGTAGTAAATGCATTGCTAGTATGTAAGCCAGCAGCAGATAAAGGACCAGCAATATCTGAAGCACCAGACCCATCAACATTTAAAGTGCCGTCTATTTGTAGATTACCTGCTTCACTAAGATTGGCAATTTCTGTAGACGCGTTATTTTGAAAAGCAAAAGATTGGCCGGTTTCATCATTGTTACTATCTATTCTCAATACCATGTTACCAGCAGAAATTATATTCAAATCAGCCCCTGTGCTAGTAAGAGTTGTTCCAGCAAAAGATACATTCCCACCAAAGGTAGCAGATAAATCATCACTAAGAGTTAAAGCAGTAGCATGTGAATTTAAAGGTGTGTGAGCACTACCACCGGCAGCATTTGCAGTTTGAAAAACAATATCTCCACCTGCTCCTGTTCCTTTACCTGCTCCACCTTTAATAGTAACTGAACCACCAGCAATATCATTTGTAGTTCCAACAGTTGTAGTTCCAGCACTAATTGTTAGATTCTTACCTGCTACGTTATGTGCGGTAGCAGCAACGTCAAGTGTTGCGTTTTGTCCGTTATTAAAACCAATACTTCCACTATTATCTATAATCCCTCCAGTAACAGTTAAGTCACCAGCAATAGTAACATTATGTGATGCATCAATTGTTAATGAGTTATTTGCGGCAGTAGCATCAAAAGTAGCATCAGTGTTAATAATAAATTTATCAGCACTATCATCAATTCCCATAATTGTTTTAAGAGTTGAATGACCAAAAGTAATTGTTCTATCTGTACCATCTGCATCTGCACCTATAATTAAACTAACTATATCATCACCAGCAAAACTATCTGTATTATATACACTCATTAAAGTTTGGAAACTATGTGTGTTTGTTGCCGCCGCACCTGCCGCTACTTTAACAATAGCAACTGGAACATCATCATTATTTATATCTGCAATTCTAGCAGGATTAACTTGACCCGCACTAATTGCTAATCTATTGTTTCCAGCATCAATATATATTAAATCATATCTATCGTAAGTGCTATCACCAGCACCAACTGTAACTGTATTGTGTCCGGAACTACTAGATAAAGTAACTTTTGTTCCTAGTGTTCTATAAGTAGTTGGGTTAGCCAACACAAAATCATCAGAAGATTGTGTAAAAGTTCCACTACTAACAACACGACAACCAGAAGCAATAGCAAATAATGTTTTAGCAACACCGGTATGAATAGTATCGGTACCGTCTACTAAACCACCAAGAGTTCCTGTAGTCCCAAATGTAGTAATTTTCCCTTCGTTTGCTACCATTATACCACGTCCACTGAAACAACTAATTCTATATTATCACTAGAAGTAATAGGTCCAATACCATCAAAAGGGACTCTCACTAACATTATTGCACCAGCCGCGTAGGTTGTTCCATCAATTGTAATATCTGTTGCGGTATTAAAAATACCAACCTCTCTTATTACTTCTCCTACATAGGAACTAGCACTTAAAGTTATTGTGAAATCAATTGACGAAATACCTGAAGTGGTTATAGTTATTCCACTAGTTTGAAGTTCTGTACCCCCTACACTAAGCGGTGCATCTAAGTTTGTAGCATTTGGGTTGGAACTATCTCCACCTGTGCCTATTTTATATCCTAAAAAATTATCTTGTACAAAATCCCTAAGTGCTTGTCTTGCTAGTTCTGTTATCATAGTAAATCATACTCCAAGTTTTGTGTTGACTCTCCTGTTGGGACCGTTATTCCTAGTGTTGTATCAACACCAAATATGGTCGTAAATCCAAATACATTTGCTACTGTACTTGTAGCAGTAGTATACTGTACTTTAAGTTTAACTGCTCTAAGCGCAACTTCTTCTTGTATAAAACTGCTAGGAGTCGTGGTTTTATATCGGTCACCACGTAAAGCAGCATCTACCCTTTTACCCTGTACTAATAATTCTGCAATGCGGTTTGTTAGATTCTTAGCATATTTACCTACTTTAACATCCATAAATCCTCCTATTTCATAGTTAATTTCCAATACGATATACTCACCCCTTGCTATTTTTTCTGATGGGTAATTAATATTAATTATTTGTCCGGGTCTTAAGTATGGGCATTGTTCATATAACACCTTAAAAGATATTGCTGGACTAGATTCCGAGTGAACTCGTAATAGATTCATAGCCTTTCTTTTACATGCTTCTTCTGTGACTATAGTTAAGTCAACCTCTTCTAATTCTTTTAACCCATCTTTCTTTACAGAATTATAATCTCTTACTGTGCTCTTAACACCGTCACCATACACTGTAATTTGATTAAAGAAATCAAATAAGTTATTATCTCTAGATATTTGTCCTATTCTATTGTCTGCATCAAATTCATTAAATTCAATATTAGTATAATCTTCATCTTCAATATCCTTAACTAATTGAACGGTTTTACCGTCTACTATTAATTTTCTATTTTTGAGAGATGCGACAAAATTCACAGCACTAAAACTGTCTAAACCTTGCACATTAAACGCTTCATAGTACTTTGCAGTATCTGTTGTTTGAGTATATGTTATATCTGTATTTTCTATTAAATCATTAATTACTTGTTCTGCCTCATCTACTACTTGGAAATTAGTACCTATGGAACATCGCTTACCATTAAATTTAGGTTTATTAAAAGTAGACAAAGTAAAAATCTCCCCAAAAGATACTACACCACCCATTGCTTTAATATTAGACATTTCTAATCTATATACAACTGGGGTGGTGTTCGCTCTTGCTACTTTAACCCCTGAACTATATCTAGAGTGCCCATCGGTAATAGACATTTGATATGTTGTATTATCTACAAATCTTGGTTTTGTAACATTTGCTACACCATTAACTGTTTCAGGTGAATTAGTAGCAGTAGCGAAATGTTGTGCACTTCTAATATCTACGAAGCCTCCGTCAATTACATCTATATTAATAGGCATAAACATAGATAGTAAACCCTCATTATACATAGTATCTACACTGGCATCAAACCCAGCATCATAATAGTTAAACCTATTAATAGGCCCATAACATTTATCGCTACCTGTTACTTTAGAATAAGAATTAGATAGTGTTAACAGGTTAATTTCTGACGGGGTAAAGTCATAGAATGTATCTTGTGATATTCTCATAACTCGATAAAACCCTGTGCTATAAGTATTAGCATTATCTATTTCAATTACGTGTTTAAAGTATTCTGTGTTACTTGTTTCAGATAATTGTTTCTCTATAGTATGAGATATAATTTTATGTATAAATGTGGGAACAGTATTATTAATTGCTCTATTGGATGTAGAGGCATTAGCAAACGTTTTGCCTTCTTCACTAACTAAATAATAACCCGTAAGGTCAGGACAGAAATGAATCCATCTATGTAATTGTCTATCATCTCCGTCATTTGCATAACTTTTATTTTCAATTAGTTCGGTAATATGATTACTGTCTGGAGTATTATAAATACTAAAAGTAATCCTTCGTCTTTTCTGAGCATGAATATCTATTGTTCCACCAATACCTACATCATCAGCCTGTAAATTTACAACCGGTTTATAGTATACTTCTGCTCCGGTAATTGAGGTTTCATTGAATCTTTGGTCTTGCACCGGACTTGATGATTTTTCTTCAATACCGTTACCCGCCTTAGTTAATCCTAAATATGAATTTAACTCTCCTGTACCTTCGTCCTGTAATTTATTACTATTTGTGTATCTACTTAATTCGTCAAACTTCAAAGCAGCGTATGGGTTATCCGAAGAAGTTCCACTATGAGCAGTTTGAGCAGAACCTAAATATGCTTGGCCGTAAGAAGTGCTATAAAAGTAATTATCACCATCACCTTTAGGATAACTTAAATTAACAATTGGGAAAGTCATACCGGTAGTTGCTATAATATAGTCAGCCCGCATACCTAATAAGAAAGCATCACCCACTGTAAAGTTAACACTACCTGAACCATATTGTGCGTTAGCCATATCATCTACAAGAATCGCAGCATCTGCAATTACACTAGCAAAACTACTTCTAAACTTATTACTTAACAATCTAATAAATTCGTCGGAAGCACCACCACCATCTTCATCATTTCTTGGGTGAAAATATATGGCCTCAAATTTATCTATATTTTCTAAATCATCTGAATCAACACCTATTTTAGTGTTAAGATAAGCACCAGCCTGAAATTCACTAGCATACCCAACCCCTGTAGTTCTAACATTCATTGTGTTATCTGAAGAATTTGATGGGTAATCTAATATAACATCTTTAGACCTTTTAGCATTTAGCATCGTATTTTCAAAAAACGCATTCGGTTTGTAACCTCTAGTAATTAAACCTATCATATTATTTCTAATCTTAGAACCACCAGAAACTTCTACTTCCGTTAGACGGGAAGTATTACTAGTGTTTGTTTGCGTAAAACTATCTTGTACTAACATTTCATTAATAACTCTAGAACTACTTCTAATTAATCCTTGAATACTAGATTTAAATGGGGAATATCCCTTATTTACATCCAGAGGCCCATAGTCCGAGGCAATAACATTAGTATTTGTGTTACCTAAGTATAAAGGACTTATTAGTTGATTATGTATTAATTCTTTATTGTGGTTATATCCAGCATTGTTATTAGTTACAAACCAAGGAAACTGGACGCTACCACTAATAATATGTGAATTGAATTCTTGTATTTTTACATTAAAATCATGTTTAATATTTATAGGTGTCCCACTTTGATGAACTGAATCTGGCCCAACGCTAAAATATACTTCAGTTCCATTAGCAATAGTAGGACCACTATAGTTAGAACCTAAAGTTATAGTAGCCCCACTTATGGCACTAACTGTGCCTATAAAAACTCTATTAGGACTTGTAGCAGAAGAACCCGTAAGAGGGTCAGCGTAAATTTCAATAGGTACTATTTGTATAATATCTCCACCAGAAACACTTGGGTCAGCAGGTGAATGGTTAATCAAAGCATGGTCAAATAACTTTTCATACTCAGGAACGTTAGGACCATTTTCGCTACTACTTGCGGATTTAAGAGTAATTTCTACATTTGAACTATTATCTGCTGCGCTCTCTATCATAGCATATTGTCTATCTTCGTTAGTTACAGACGTAGCAGTATTACCAATTCTAGCAATAATCATACCTTCGTGAAAGTGACTAGCATTACCGTAAGCACCATTACTGATTGTTATTACATTACCAGATACAGCAGTAACTGTTGCGCTAGTATTTATATAATTAGTAGGTAAACTTGTTAATCCTGAACTAGACCTTCCACCTGTAGCCGCTGGAGATGCATTTAAAGTCACACTACTAGCACCATTAGTTAATTCTGCTCCAAGATTTAATACTGCAGTATGAAATTTAACTTGGTGGTCATTTGCACTAAATAATTCATTATGCAATTGGAATTTTTTATTATGAACATCTAGCATCGCAGTATAATTATTTATATCAGTTTTATTTTCTACATCAACATTATTAAAATGCCAATCCATAGTCATCTCTACCAACCTAACTACTCCAAATCTTTTCATAGTATTAGGTGAAATAGAACTTGTGTTGACTGGTAAAATATCATAAGAGGCATCATTTTGTCTTTTAGATGTTAATTGTCCGACATATTTATCATGCTCTATCCCTGCTACCGTAGTACCGCTGGCTTTAAAAATTAGAGAGTAATCTGTAAAAGACCGTGAGGCTGCAGGGTAACCTATATGATTAGGTCTAGTCATACTATCAGGATAAATATCACCCAATGCAAACAAAAAAGTATTTATTGCTTTGGGGTCATTTGCTTCAAAGAACATCTTATCTACATAGAAAATATTATCGTCATCGCTGTCTTGGGCCAATAACCTACCCCAGTATTTTTCTCTGTAATTATCGTGGTCATTATTCGCAATACTACTAGAATCTTGACTATGATTTGCGTTATCACAGTTTCTAGGAATCAAAGTTGTATCATAGAAATTACTACCCAATACGGGCATTGGACCCCTAGTTTCAGGAGAACCCTCCCGTAATTTTGTATCAGAAACTGAGTTATCATCACCTAAAGCGATAGTTTGTCCATTACCATCAATTCTTACACCAGTAAGACAGGCTCTAATATTACCTTTTTTATCTCTATATAAATCTAGACCAGTAATACCAAGTATAGATGTCTTAGCAGTATTAGTTATTCTATCACCTATTTCATCCTGATAGTATATACTACCATCTTCAAGGTATGAATACCTCCACATAAAAGAACCGAATCTAGTACTATATGTTGCATATAGTTTAGGTGAACCTAGGTTATCATCATTTAATTTTCCTACAAAGGATATAGGGTAATTTTCAGAATCGTTATTAGTTATTGCTTCTGAATTTAATAGGTGTAATATCCCACCGGAGGGCAAGCCCCCTTTGTTAATTAGATAAATATGTTGTTCGTTAGTAATAGATTTTCTAGCAGTATTTGAATCAATCCTACCTAAGACAGTGGGCATGATTGGGGCTACGCTGATATTGTTAAGTCCATCATCTAACGTTTCTATATCTATTACATCGTACTCGGTCATAGAGGAAACAGTGTGTAACTTGTTTTCAGTACCATCAGAGTTAAAAGGAACAAAACCTTCCGGGGACATATTAGAATCAATTTGAACAGTATTTGAAATAGTATAACCTAATGAGTTTTCATTATCTAATCCTACATATGTGTCTGATTTTGACCCAACTAATGATGTTGAATCCTGCCCAGTATAGACATTTATTTTTTTACCAGAAATAAAGTTTATACCTTTGTCTGCACTACCTCTTAAGGTAGTAGGAGTATCAGTATCAGTTTGATTTGTTGATAAAGATTTACCTGCCATAATGGTTGATTTAGCCACATAAACTATTGCTTCTGTGGAATTAGCAATAGAGAATGGTGACGTTCCCGCCCCCGGTGCAGTAACACTAAATTTTGGTGTAGTAACATCTCTGAATATATCTTCTGATAGAGGTGTTTCTAAAGACACAGTTACTGTTACTCCAGTTCCGGGGTCAGAAGTAGCGGTATTTGCAGACACTATACCTAACAAAATATACTGTTCCCTCGGTGAGGATAAATACCTATAATATATTCTATCACCAATTTCTAAAGGAACGTACGTTCCACTACCCCTTCTTGATGTACTAATATTAGCGGAACCTGCATCTTGAGTAGCGAGAGTGCTACCCGATGTAACTCTCAAATCTAAACCTGTATCAGTCATTTGACTAATCGGACTCATAGTAGAATAAACATATTCATCGGAATAAAGGTATTTTTTATTATTTACCTTTGCTAATAACTTACCTAAGTCATCTCTACCACTAATTGTGTATTTCATTTGCGTACTTTCAGTTTTACTATTAATATATTCAACAGTTCCATCAAAAATAACATTATCAATAAATGCCCCACCACCAACGTAGTTAATTATTGGCGCTATATATTTAACAGAGTTACTTGTTACAGTAGAAGTTCCTCTATTTTCATTACCATATTGATAAATATTAAAAGCACTATCATTTAGTTCAAAGTATTGGTTATTCTTATCTCCTTTATCTACAGATAATCTATAACTCTTAAGGTCACCATCATCTAAAACAATATTTAAATCCCTATAATCTACTTGAGATGTAGTAACAGTAATACCATTTTTAGTTATTGTACCATCAGCCGCAACTTCAGTATCTATCTTAGCGTTAGTTAACAAATTAGATTTTAACGTAGACCATGCTCTCCTAAAGGCTTTTACGCCTGATAGAGTATCATGTATTGTTGTCCCTGTTGTAAATGTGGCTGCATTTTTTGTTTTATATGCATCAATTGTAACTACTTGAGTTCCTGCCGATTTAGATGCTATTGAGGCTACCACATAGATATAGTCATCTATACGAATAGTTTCCCCATCACCTAATAGGCGGGCTAAATCTTGTTCATCACCGAGTTCTTGAAACTCTAACTGTCCAGCAGTAGTATTTGTGTGAACCTTACCGGGTAAATTTACATCATAGTTATTATTTAACTTCTGTTGGTATAATACGCTTCTAACTTTAAAATCATCATTCATTTTAATTTTTTCATCTAGAACCTTTTCAAAGTCATATATTTCTAACTCAGCGTAGTTACCCGAAACAGTAACTGTTTTAGACACCTTAACTGATGATACGTTCTCTAATATTTTAGTTATTTCCGGTGATTCAACAAATGATAAATGTGTAGATGGTCCTGAATATACAGTAGCAACAGATTGACTTCCACTTGCTAATCCACCAGATAAGGTATATACTGGCCTACTAGCATTTAAAAAACAAGTGTCCCAACTAGTTAAGTTGGCAGTATATGTTTGTGCTGAACCAGCGTAATTAGTATAGTGAGTTGTTGTACTAGCACTAACTGTGCTATCATATGTGTGGGCCGTATCTACTATTTTAACAGTTTGTTTGTATGGACTTTTATCTAATAATCTAGGTCCGAATGATTGGTTAGTTAAGAAACAAGTACTACTATGCACATGGCTAGACCCATCATATCTACTTTTCCTAACTTCATATTTTGTATTATGTGCTAGTTCGTTATCTATTGGGTTATCTATTCGGTCATTGTAGAAATAAAACGTTGGTCGACTAACATTTACATAGTGGTTATGTTTATCACCTGTTCCTGTTAAGCCGTAACTAACTGCTACTAAATCAGTATTTGTAGATGAAGGCCCTTTGTATACCGCGAATTTGGTTCCCTCTGGTATATCTTCTTTTAATCTAGGTTCAAATTCAAAGCCGTCTCCAGCATTATCATAATTTAATACTTCGGTAATTTTAGCAAAATGGTGTTTATTACCATTATCGGAATAAATCAATACAAAATAATCGTTAGCCGTAGCCAAAGAAGAACCACTTAGTATATTTGTGAGCGTAACATCTGAATGAATTTTATATCCGGGAGTTGTACTTTTAGCCGATTGGTGACTATCTATTGTAGTATTGGTTGGATATAATCTATTAACAGTAGATGATGAAACACTGTTTAAAGTATTAGCAGGGGCAGCACCCCTTGTTTTATATATCTCAAAACAGTTTATATCACCGGCTAATGCTGTACTATTTATCTCTACTAGTGTAGGGTTAGTTGGTGTATTATGTCCAATAATAGGAGTAATTGTAACAGTGTCGTTACTTTCATCAGCGGCGACACTTCCTAATGCTAACGTAGTGCTTGCATCTGCGGTTAAAGTATAGTTAGTATTATTTCCACCATCAACAGCATTTGTAATTGTAATAACCATTCCCTGTTTTAAACCAGTAATAGTTCCACCACTATCTCTACTAAAAGTATTAGCACTAGCATCAAAGTCACCAACAACATCAATTAACGGTGGTAAACTTTGCCCAGTATCTACTGCGTGTAAACTCATATATCTGCCTCCTCGAAATCAACATATAGTAACGTATCATTATATTGTGGTAATAAAGTAGTTGTAGTATTGATAGAATTTTTTGAACCACGTATTACTGCTACTTCGTGAAGTTCTCCCATAAACTGTGAATATCTTTTAGAGGAACTAGTTCTATCCTGACCTAAAGTAATATCAGCATTACCGAAACTAAATGTGTTTGTATCTGTGTGCTTTAATGTACTAACCTTAGCACCGTTGTAAAATATATTAATAGAGTTAGATGCTTTATGATAACTAACCCCAACATGATGAGGTGATAGCGGGTAAGTAATTTCTCGAGGTGCTTCTATGTATATATCTTCTCCATTAAGAGAACTTACGTTTGAATCTAATGTTAGTAATGCTCTACCGGAAGTATACGTAGCAGCGGTAATAGTACCCATAACAGTTCCATCACTTTTATATAACTTTGTACCTATTTGCGCTCTACCATTATTTGAATCAATTATATCCATTTTACTAGTAGTAGGAGATGCGGCCGAAGAAGGATAGGTAGCGTTAAATCCACTATCCATCAAATGAACTTGGTTATTAATATAATTAAACTCGGTAGGAGCAGAAGCATTCATACTATGTGTATTTCTTGATTTAAATAATACAGGAGTTCTTATTGTACTAGTTGTACTACCTGTAGTTAATTTTGCTTCAAAATAATACTCCGCTGGTTGATTAACATTTGTTGTTGTGCTGTTTATTAAATATAATTTAAAATTAGTACTTGAAAATAAACACATTTGGTGAGATAATCTATTAGTTGTAGGCATGTAGCCTTCATCTAATGTAGTTGTACTGATGTTTTTTTCTCTAGAAGGCATAGTTTTTTGACTAGTTTGGTGTCCAAAGTCACCATTAATAGACCTATCATAAGTGGCTGCAGCCTGAGAATTAGAACCATATCCGTTTACATCGTAAGGAACGAATAACATTTCAACTGTAAAACTACCTTCGTGGTCCCAAATACCCCTAGCCTCTGATGCAATATTATCAGAATAATCTACACTAACATACCCATCACAAAGAACTGGGAATTTTAACCCATATTGATTTCCCGCATATGGAATTAAATTCATGCATCTTCACCAAATATATCCTTTGCGCTACCCATTACGTCGAAGATAAATTCACCATTGATGGTAAATGTTAACCAAGGTTGCCCCGGCACAAAATCTGTAGTAATACTTTGGATAACAACAGGGTGAGAAACTATTGATGAGGAATGGGATGGTTTGAAGTATTCAGAATTATCTAATGTAACTGCTCTAAGGTTATCTTGGTATCTAGCCTTAAAAGAATATGGGATAAGTGGTAAGTATTCTACAGGGGTATTTTCATCAACACCTGTATGGTAGTTATAGTCATAACCAACTCTACTAGGAATAAGTACGGCCATATTTGTAATATTTTGATATGGTTGTAGGAATGAGGAATCTAATGAGGAATGTAAAAATTGCGCTATTTCTTGCGCTGTAAAAATTCTAGCGACTTCTGAACCATCCTTTCCGGGATATTCACCACTAGCAGCAAGTGGGTTATTTTCATCTAACTTACCACCAGTAGGGTATTTTCTAACCATTAATTGTTCGGTAATAATACCAGTTATACTAAACGTTTTAGTTGCCGCTGCAAGGTCAATTGATAGTGTTTTTGATTCACCAGTAACTAACGCTGTTCCGGGAATAGAAAATGTAGGTCTTGATTTGTTTGTTTGTACGTTAAAAGATTCAGCCAGTAGACCAATTCTATTTGTAATTGGAGATTGTGAGCCTAAGTCGTCATCTGCCCTAGCACTAAAATCTAAGAAAACGTGATAAGACATACCTCTTGTTTGTGGGGCTTGTGAACTAGATGAAATGGATTCAGTATTAAATAATATATAATTTATTACTGCTCCAGAAAAAGCACCTTCAGTAATTAGTGCTTGAGTAACTACCATTGTTGTAGTTCCTACTTCGCTTACAGTATATGTTCCAGTATTATTTGTTGAAGCAATAATTCTAATTAAATCCCCAACAATAAAACCATCGGTAGTAAAATTCCCAGATGCTCTAGTAATTGTAGAACCAGAAATACTAATTGCTACTATTGCGCTTTCAGTCATTATGCTCCCCTCGTTCTACTTGCTGTAGTGCGATTAACTTCCATATTAACCATGCGCCCAATCTTTTGTGCTATATCTCGTAGTTCTGTATCGGACGCACCAATACGGCCTTGAACATTAACTGTGATATTATTAGTATTACCTGTAGCCATTCTCTTTGAATCTGAATTACTATATACTGTAGAACCTGTTGGTAAAGATACTAATTCCGGACCTCTTTCACCTACTAAAGTTAAACCTGACGCGGGACCACCCATCGCCCTACCCGGAATAAATCCTTGTATTAATGTTCCAACAAGGGCAACAGAGGCAGCCGCTAGTAGACCTAACATTACTGACGGAAGAAAATATATAAACGCAGCAATAGAACCAATAATAGTAAGTATGTTCAATCCAATAGATAAGGCTTTATTAAATCCTCCTTCAACATCATCCGCAGTAGAAGATAACCAATCCGTAAATGCTGAAGAAAGGAACTCCCATATACCCACAAGTATGGGTACTATCAATGTGCTAATTAGACCCCAAAGTATAAGCCCGGCACCAGTAACTATTTTAATTATAGCATCTAATATAGGTTGCCAGTTACCTTCTTCCATAAATGTATCTACCGCATTATATAAATCAATAAATCCACCTATCAACGTTCCGAAACCATCAATAAGTATTAGTATTCCTTCTACTACTTTTACACCAAATTCATATATCCCCTTACCAATCGCAAGAAGTAATTTACCTAAATTAAGTGCTTTAAATATAATTATAACTAATGTAATCGCTAGTAAAAATTTAGCAACAGCACCTGCAATTAATTTAATCTGTGCGCCAAATGCCTTCCAATCAAATTTTCTTAAACCCTTAAAGAAATTTTTCATACTAGTAAATTTT